GTTCTTGGCGAAGATGTCGACGTCGATTGACCGGGCGAGTCGGCCAGCGGCGACGAGGAAGTCGCGGTTCTGCACCTTGAAGGCCTCCTGATGAAAGTCCCCGGGCAAGTTGAGCGACATCAAGAAGTCGTTTGACGCGTCCTTCAGGTAGTCGGCGAAGTTCTGTTTACGGGAGGGTCTGGTCGACCACTCCAGGATGCCCGAGGCGAGTGTGTCCTTCCCGGCCCTTGCGAATCCAGCCACGAGCACGAGAGTCGGCGCGGCCATGGAGGTCATTCGGCTGCGGGAGCCGTGCGCAGGGCTTTTGCGATACGTGAGGCCTTGCGCGTCTGGCGGGCGGAGATGCCGAGTTTACGGCGGACGCGGCGAAGGCTTAGGTCGGGCGCCTTTAACAGCGCCTCGACCAGAGCCTGTCGGATCTTGGCGAGGTTGTGCATCAGAAGGGCGGGTTCTCGGGCAGGGGCTCGGAGACGACCGGCTTCTGGCCTCCCTTGGGGAACGTAAGCTTGTACTTGTACTGCGGCTTGCCGTTATACTCGCCGGAGGCCGTGGCCTCTACGCCGACGAGACAGGTCTTGCCGAAGGCCGGTTCGCAGTAGGTCATGAACTCGGCGGGGGTCGCGTCAAGGCGCAGCTCTTCGGTGTACTTGCCGGAAAACTTGCCGACGAGCATGGCCAGGGGCTTGGCCCACTTGGAGGAGTAGGACTTCGACAGGCAGTTGCCCTGGTCGTCGAGGAAGAAGAGGCGACAGGAGACCGTGCCGTCTTCCCATGCCTTGACCTTGTCAAAGGCGGGCTTGATCAGTTTGAGTTTATAGGTTCCCGCGGTCTCGATAGACTTCAGCGGGGGGCGGTCGTTTTTGGGTTCCATGTTAGGCGAAGTTGATAGGGGTAGCGGTGGAGGTGGTCTTGATGTCGATGACCTGGATGTCGTCCGGGTAGGCGGGCCAGACGCCGGAGGCCGTGCAGTCGCGGTACAGGGTCAGCGCCTTCTCGAAGTCCGCGATCGCCCAGGACATGAGCTCAGGGCCGACTTCACAGACAGCGGTGGCGAAGGGCGGCTCCTTCTCGACGAACAGGAAGCGGAAGCCGAGAGGGCGGTGGCCGGTGGCCAGTTCGTATACGAGACGATACCAGTAGGCCTGGAGGTTGTAGCGGTAATTGCGGATGCTCTTAAGCATGCCGGCGGGGGAAGCGTCGTCGGTGGTCTTGATGTCCCAGATGTAGTCGCCGCAGACGCCGTCGAGCGCAGCCTTCAGCGGGATGCCGTTATAGTCGACATGGTACATGGCCTCGGTCAGGCCGAAAGCGACCTTGTGATGCTTCAGCGCCATCTTCGCGTGAGAGGCGACGAGGTGTCCTAGGGCGGACTCTTCCGCGTCGAGGATGGTCTTGCCGACGTTGGCCGTGGCGAAGGCGGCCCACTGTTCCTTCCCGTCCTTAGTCCGGCGATCCACATCCGGGGCGGTCGCGTAAAGGTCGTTAAGGGTGTGCGGCTCCAGGATGGCCGAGTGCACGAACGTCCCAAAGCGGAGGGCCTTGGTCTCTTCGTGAGGCGTGTTCATGTACGCCTGGTAATGAGCCGGGCTGACGAGCAGCTTCTTGGCGGCGGACTGGTTCAGCGCCGGGAAGGCGCGGTATTCTTTTCGGTCGGGGATCTGTGGCATGGGTTTGTTTTGGTGGGAAAGGTCAGAGGGCTTCGTCGTCTTCGTTCGGGTTGTGCTCTTCGACGTGCGCCGAAAGGAGGTTGCACAGGTCGAGGGCGTTGTCGGCGGCGAGGGCCACGCGGTCGAGCTGGTTGCGTAGGACGCGCTCGTGGGCGATGACGGCCTTGATGCGATCATACACGGGCTTGATGTGGTAGGCCTCTTCGATGTTCTCCGCGTCGAGCCTTTCAAGTTCGGCTGCGGCCGCATCGATGGCGGTCTGGAGATTGTGGAGGTCGTCGGAGTAGACGCGTCCGACGTCTTCGGGGGTCGGACGGAGGGCGGCGACTTCGCCGGCTAACTGAGTGAGGACGTTCCTCAGGTATTCGCGGTTTGTCATTTGGTAAAGGTAAGTTCTTTGACCTCCCCGGTCGGAGCGAGCGTAAAGAATCGGACGTTAGAGCGGGACAGGGAAGGGTAGGTCTTGCGCTTCCAGGCGTTGAGGTCGGTCATGAAGTCGGCCGACTTCCGGGCGGTCATCTCGACGTAGGGGTAGCCGTCCAAGAGGAGGAGGAGGGCGAACTGGCGGGGCACGGTCTTCGCGATCGTGGCGATGCCCTTCGGAACATCAGCCATGGCTGCGGGCCTCCTGCCATTCCTCGATTGCCTTCATCAGTTGGTCGGCGTCGATAGTCTGGGCGTGGCGGACGCAGTACCAGAGCTGGTCGCCGGCTTCGCGCATGGACTCCAGGCGCTCTTCCAGCTGCCGGATGCGGGCGTTGGCGGCCATCAGTTCATTCTGGGCGTGGGCGTGGGCGATGGCGTTATTCAGGAAGGCCATCGGGTCGAGGGGGTTATTCGGGTTCAGGTCGCTCATCGGGTCAGGGGGCGGGAGGTGGCAGGGGTGACGGAGGAAATGGCCGCAGAACGGATGCCAGAGGCCAAGGAGCCATCGTCGTCGAGGTCGACCGAGATGCCGCAGGCGGTCTGGATGGACTGCCGGCGGATGTAGGTGATAGCGCCGCCGATCTGCTGGGCGGTCAGGCCTTCGGCTTTAACCAGGAGCGTGCCGAAGTCGAAGCGCTCGCCGGACGCGTGGAGGAAGGCGGTCGATACGCCGACCTTGCCGTCCTGGCTGACGAGCGTCTGGATCAGGGCGAGGTCGTGGTCGAGAAGGACGGGCTTCACGGCGTCGAGCAGCGCGTCGAGGGACACGTACTTGGCGGTGAAATTGGCCTTCACGATCTTGTTGGCCTTCACGTTGTCGAGGGCCGCGAGGGCGGCGACGAGTGAGGCGGTTGCGGTGGGCGGGGTCTTGGGCGTGGTGCTCATGGGAAGAGGTTACTTGTTGCCGACGGTGGCCGGGTCAGCGCCTTCGATGATGGCCTTGATGGCGTCGAGCGTGAACTGGCGGGTGCGGCCGTCGATACGGAGGTTGTAGTTGTCGCCGGAGGGCCGGACGGTGGGCGTCAGGAGGCGAGCGACCTTGTTATCCGGGAGCAGGATGTACTGCGTGCCAGGGATGAGGCGGACTTCGGTCGTCGGTTTAAGGGTGTTCTTTTTCATAATGGGAAAGGTTACAAATGGGAGGGTTTGGTCGAGTTATGTAAACTCAATTGATGACGCCGCGGATGGCGGAGTCGTAGATCAGGAGGGCGTCGGCGTTCCAGTCGTATACGTCCAGCTGGGGGAAGAGCTCAGTGGCCCGGGCCTTCAAGTGTCGCTTCCAGCCGGAGCCGTGGTCGGACTTCTTGCCGACGGGATGCGTCTTCTGCCATGCCTTCGGGTCGATACGGCGGACTTGCCATCCCATGGCCACGGATGCGCCGTAGATGACGCCGACGTTAAACTGTAGTTTAGCGATGGATGCGCCGGGGATCTTCGGGCCGTAGCCGGCGACGCTCGGGGTCTCCAGGTACAGGGCGACCGACTTCGCTTTGCAGGAGAGGTCGGCCATCAGCCCGCAGATTTCGACGTCCGTGGCGGGCATCTTATGCGTCTCGGTCGTGATACCGTCGACCGACCACACGAATGCACCGTTGGCGCCGGGATCCACCGCTATGACCATGTGAGGCATGCCGAAACTTTCAACGGGTCAAAACCTTTTGCGAGCGGAATAAATTAGCCACGCGGAAGGCGTAGTCGTTTGCCCGGAAATCTCGGCTGCGGGCGTTCGTCCAGCCGACATTCCAGACAAGTGCGAGTTGTTCGGGGGTCGGGTCGGTCATGCCGATGCGGTGGAAGTTCGCCCTGATCCAGCGAAGGTGGGAGGCCGCAATCATGTCCTGGGCGGTTGCGTCGCGCCACTTCGACCAGGGGAAGGCGTAATGGCCCTCGGCCTTCAGGCGTGCTGACGCGTCGTCCCATGCCTCCTTGCCTACCTGATACATCCCGCGTTCACCGGCCTTGCCGATGGCCTTGCGGTTGTGCCCGGACTCGACTTGGGCGACGGCGGAGAGGAAGGCCGCGTCCGACTTAGCTTGGGCGGAGAGGCCGAGGAGCAGCAGGGCGACGACGGAGAAGCGCTGGTTTAGGGTCATAGTAGCTTCTTTAGTTCGGAGTATGTAGGCTGAGGAAAGCGGCTGTTCTTAACGTATTCTCTGTGAGACTTCTTCCGTTCTGCTTCTGACAGTTTGCGCACGATCGTCAGCGTGACCTTCTCAAATTGAGGAAGGCCTACCGAGTCATAGGACAAGGTCGATTCTTGGGTCATGACAGCCCAAGCCTTACGTTTGTATCTGACGCTCATACGCTCGGCTTGCCCTCCTTGGCGGCGTTCCACTCACGGAGGACAGGGACAGTCTTCATAAGGGTCTTGGCAGTCTCTCCTGCCTCAATCTCGATGCGTTCAGCGTAGTCCAAGGCAACAGCATCCCCTGCCTTGCGGAGCCGCTCGACCTCGGCCTTGAGGCGGGCGTTCTCGGCGCTTAAATCCACTAGGTGCTTGAGTTTGTTCCAGTCACCGGATGATTCGTTCATCGTCGGTTTGCTCATACGCGTCGAGGGGTGACGGAGCCGGAGACGGTGAAGCCGTCGGGCAGGGTGTAGGAGTAGGTCAGGCCGACCCAGCCGCCGGCGGCCACGAACGGTTCAAGGTAGATGGCTTGAGCGCCGTCTTCCGACAGGGCTTCATGGTAATGCCGGATGAGTTTGGGCATCCGCGGGGAGGCGATTGCGGCCTTGGCGCTCATGATGTCGCCTGTCAGGACTCGCTCATTGACCTCGTATAATTCGGAGAGCAGGGCCGTCATTCCGTCCAGGTGCTGGAAGGCGCTCATGACTGGCCTCCCTTCTTGCGCAGCTTTTCGATGTCTTCCAGCGTGCGGATCCAGCGGGCGTGGTCGGTCTTCGACTCAATCTGCCAGTAACGGACGATCTCGCGGAGGCGCTCAATCTCACGCTCCTTGTCGAGGATGATGTCCGCTTGCATCTTGTTGAGGTCGTCGAGTCGGTCGCAGAGGTTGCGGAGGGCGTTGGCGGCCATGTGCAGGGTGCGGGCGTAGCTCCAGGGGAAGAGCCACCAGAGGGCGGGCTTGTCGTGGGGTCGGATGATGGTCATGGGTTGGTAGGGGCGGTGGGATGGGCAGGGCATCAGCGGTAGTTCTGGAACTTGTAGGTCGAGATGTCGCGGGGGGCGTACTTCTTCTTGAGGTGGCCGTTGTTAGCGAGCCAGCGGTAGACCACGCAAGCGACCATGCCAAGCGTCTCTGCGGTCTTGCGGCAGTTGTAGCCCGTGGCCTTGTAGACCGGGAGGATCTTAGCCGGCCAGTCGGTCGTGTCGTGCTTGAACACGGTGCGGCCGTTGTGGCGGTGCAGGCGGTGGCCGAGGATGCGCAGCCACTCGCGGACACAGGAGCCGGTGATGCCAAGGCGGGCGGCGATGTCGTCGGCTCCGAGGCGTTCCTTCGCGTCGAGCTGCGGGAGTTGGGCGCGGAAGGCGAGGATGCGGTCGAACTTGAGTTTGCTCATGTTGACGCCGTTGAGGATGTGCGTGGCCTTGGGGCCGCGGGAGGTGTTATGATGTCCTTTTGGCATGGTCTTAGGCTTTGGTCTTGTACGGGCCGCGGCGCTTGAGGTTCGTCCAGGTCATGTCGGTCAGGTTGATCCATGTGCGGATTGCGCCGACCGATACGCCCAGGGCGAAGGCCGCGTCGGCCTGAGACTTGCCGGCGGTGTTGAGGGCGTTCAACTGCGGGAGGATGCCGGCCAGACGGCGGGCGGCGTGGGGGAGCACCGGGCGGGACAGCCTGATGGGGCGGTCGCCGACGGTGATGATGTCGGTGGGTTCTTGGTTCATGTGGGGATTATTTAGCGGAGAAGGTTTTCAGTTTGGCGTAGACTTCGCTCCAGAGGAAGCGGACGCAACGCTCAGAAGGCCCGCGAAGCACGGGGATGCTGTTGTTTGCTACCCAGTTATCGACCGTGCGGGTCGATACTTTGCAGAGTTTGGCGAGTTCCCTGCGGGTGATCAGGGGCTCCGGGTTTTTGTTTTCGGTGGTCATGGTTTTGGTGGGAAGGGTTAGGCGAGGTGCCAGCAGAGGATGGTGACCTTGGGGTTGGAGTGGGAACCGGCGTCGCGGTACTCGACGACCTGGTCGAAGAGGGCGCACACATCGGCCTTGGCCTTGGCGGTGACGTACTTGTTGAAGTCGCCGGCGGTGGGCTCGCTGGCGAGTACGACCAGTTGGCCGCGGGCGTGGTCGATGCCGTAGAGGGCGTAAGAGCCGAGGCCCTTGACGCAGCCGTCTCTGTCCTTGAGGCTGGCGGCCTTGCGGAAGTCGACGACCTTGCGCTTGAGGAGTTCGGTCATGGCCTTGTCGGAAACGAGTTCGGCCTTAGGTTTGGTGGGGGTGCTCATGTGGGTGGGAAATTAGCGGGCGTGGCGGACGGCCTTGGCCTTGACCGGCTCCGGGCCGTTGATGGCGCGGGCCAGTTCGGGGCCGTAGAAGGTGACGACGGCCAACCAGCCGAAGATGATGAGGAAGGAGAGGGCGATGAGGGACTTCATGTGCGTGGGATTAGTTGCGGAGAAGGGCGTTGGCCTCGTTGGTCGCGGCGATGAACTGGTCTTCCAGGTTCTCGATGGCGATGTCGATGCCTTCGAGGAAGAGGTCGTTGACCTTGCCGGCGAGATCGGCGCGCAGCTTCTGCTTCTGGCGAATCTCGATTCGGAGGTTGTTGGCCTTGAGGAAGAGTTCCGTGGCCTTGATGTTTTTTAGGGCGGTGGTCATGTCAGTGGTGCCCGGACAGACTCTCAGACCAAATGCATTCCGTCAAACTCTTTTGCCGAAACTTTTGACAGGGGTCTACAGGGGGTCAAAAGCCAGCCTAGGGTCGCCCATAGGACACCCCTTTAAAGGCCACTCCTTGCCCTTCCTAGGCCGTTTGACGGCGGGAACGCAGGAAGACCGCCACCCCCACCCCTAGGCACCCCACGGCCAAGG